CAATTAGTTTGTCTAGCGTGGTATAAGTCGTAAGCCATGAAATAGGGGTAATCTCATGGTTCATGCCCTGACATTGTAGGGTTTTCTGGATTAAAGAGCCTTCTTGTGTCACATTAGTGATGTTGAATATGTCAAAATAAACAGCTTCAAGATAGTCGATAAACTCAGAATCTCCAGAGGTTAGGAAGTCGATAGTGATCGCATCGATCCGGATGTCGTTATCCTTACGAGCCTCTATGTATCCCTCGGCCAGTAGTAAAGCCTCGGCATTTTGTCTCATGATTAGGCCGCTTTGAGTGTAAGAGTGTAGGAAGTATTTAGCGATAGAAGCTGCATCGCTGTAGGTCTGGGCTGTGCCACCCTCGCGGGTAATCGTGGCGGAGTTATAGACCCGCTTATCATCAAAGGCAAACTTGATGTTTTGATAAGGCTGACCAGAAGCCACAAACTGATCGTTGCTAAAATCAAACTCCTCAGATGCATCTTCGCTATAGACATCTCCACGATCAAGGAAAACCGCTGTGCCTTGTGGGTCAATAAAGAAAGCACCATTCTCAGAGATCTCAGCAAGACGGATGGCAACCAAGGCTGATCGGCTAGTGCCATTATCGTTAAGACATTCGACCTGACCTGTATCGATTTGTTGCATACCAGAAGGCCAGCCAATTTGAGTAAGTATCTGCCCTATTCGTGTTCCTGTAAAATCTCCTGCTGCTGCGCCTGTAACTGTGGTAACGGCTGAGGTGTTAAACAGCTTGAACGCATCAAAGGCTGTAATGGTCACATAGCCTGTTTCCTGCCCTTGTGGGAAGGTGTAGCGATAGTCTGAGATATAACCTGTGAATAAGTAACGGGCTCGGATAACCCCGCCTGCTGCTAATGCGTTATGGCTAATGCGTAACTTCTTACCTGTTGTGACATGACCATAGATAGGCGAATCTATGTTCTGAGGGTTGAAGTCTCCATCTGGATCTAAGATGCGGATAGTTGCTTGTCCTGCGTTGTACCCATCTTGTAGGACATCTCGACCGCGCCTGATATTGATGTTTGTAGTACGAGCTGTGTAATCCACAATAGGTGCTGAGTCTGCCAATATGCCAGAATCTAGTTGTCCATATTTAGAATCGTTCAAGGTAAATGGGATCTGGAATCCATCGTTGAAGTTAATCTGGACTAAAAGCCCTGCTAGGCGTTCGCTTGGAGTTGTCATATTGCCGTTAAGCCTGCCTGCCGCCTGTAACCTATTGGACTTCCCGCAGCAGCTTGTCCATTGGCTAAATCGACAATAGTCTGTGCTAGATCGTTTTCAGCAATGACTGTACCTTGAACAGTTACATTGACAGTAGTGCCACCGCCACCGCCAGTAGGTGCATAAGGTATATCAGCACCGGGGAAGCCTGAAGATGGATAGTTTCCAGCGTTTGTCGAACCGCCCATAACCCCGCCTGTTCCCGGAACTACAGGAACAAATTGACCTAGTTTAAGTGCAGCGTTAATTGCTTTAATATTTTCGATTGCATTTAATGCGCCTGCATTAAAGGATGCAAAAGGATCTACACTTTTGACACCATTAAGAGCATTAGTCAATTCAATAGTGTCTTTTTTGGCTTTATCTAATAACTTCTGGTACTTCTCGATGTTGCTAATGTTCTCTTCTTCAATAGCCTGCATGAGAAGCAAGCGGATGCGATCTTCATTAGAGATTTTACCCTTTAGGGCTGCCTCAATCTGGATCTTCTGTAGGTCAAACACAGCGCGAGCCTTGGATATTTTAAGTGCATCTTTGTTGGATTTAAGAATAGCATTTTGAGATTTAAGCAAAGCGGCGGCTTGTGCCGCTGCTGCTGCATCTGCCCTCTTTTTAGCTGCTGCATCTGCCCTCTGAGTATCCTGAGATCCAACCGACATTGATATATTACCCATGCCCTTAAAGCCGCCGGCAGGGTTATTCATAAAGAAAAAGTTTTTAGGATCGAACAAAGATTTAGTAATCGCAACAGCTTTAGCAGTTTCGCGAGTAAAGTTTACTATGGCGTTTGCTACCTTGTTAATACCTGAGATAACTGGATCAATGGTGGTAGATCCTGAAGCAAGCATTAAAGCATCTACAAAGCCTTTACCAATAGTCTCTTTAGCGTTATTGGCTGCTACCTGTAATTTCGCTAACTGTCCAGCATAGGTGTTGGCAGCAGTAGTGGCTTGACCTGCGAATAAAACATTGAGCCTTGCTTGGATTTCCTCGAATGATGAGGATGTTAATTCTGCCTTGCTAAGTCCTATACCTAAGCGACCTAATGCCTGTGTCTGGCCTAAGTAAGCCTTCTGAAGGCTTTGTGAAACCTGAGTGACGGACTTGCCTGTACCTGCTGAGATATCTAATGCAAGGTTAAGCAGTTCTTGTGACTTAGTAACTGACAAAGTGGCGCGAAGGAATCGATCCATGGCCGGACGAAGCTCATCATCTAGCACACCTGTCTGTTGTTCTAGGCGTGAGATATAGCCATTGATGGTTGCTGAGTTACTACCAAAAGCAAGCCCAAGATTATTAAGAGTCTGACCTAATGCCTTGGCTGCTTTATCATCTTCTGCAAAAGCCTTAACTGCTTGACCAATACCGCGAGCACCAAAAGCAATACCGAAACTGGCTGCAAGTTTTTTAACATTCCTGTTTAACTTATCTGTAGAAGTCTCTGCCTGCTTGAAAGCCTTTTTACCTACAAAGGATGCACCAATCCGGATGCTTACATCATTTTTAGCCATTTAGTATCTCTTCGCTCTCGCATCGTATTTAGCCCATGAGTTTTCAATGGCTTTGAGGACTGCTGCGTTTGTCTTTCCACCATCGTCATACCATGCGCGGAAGATCGCACGACCAGTTACCTTACGACTGACGCGGCCTCTTTGGCCTTGCATTCTAGGCTTGGCATTAACAAGTTGGCCTGTGCTGTTTAAGTTAGCAAGGAATTGAGCACCGGCATTAGGGTTTAGTGATTTGTTAAACCCACGACCTGACTCGTTACCTTCGCCTGTAAAGCGTGGCTGGCCTTGTGGGTTTTTACGACCAGCAGTCTCATAGATCGCTCCAGCTGCTGAATTGTTAGCAATAGTAGCAAGGTAGGAAAATCCAGCCCTGTTAGGCTTTGATGGCGTAGTGCTGTAACCAATACCACGCTTAGCAGCCGATGAATCAAACCTTGGGAAAGGTCTGTAGTTAATAGTATCGGCTGAGGCTACTGGCTTACTCCAGCCAGATAAGACTGCCGAGTTAGAAGGTATGAACCCTCTAGCATTCTTTACTACTGGCTTTAACAAGTTAGCCATTTCCTGAGATGTTTCCTTAGCGAGATCAGGCGTAAACTTTCTCAGAGCTTTACGCATTTCAACTGCGCCTTTTAACTCTGTTGCCATCGCTGATCTCCTTCGCTTCATCTTTGAGACCCTGTAGTAATGCTTCTAGCATCGTTGGATCTAAATCTAGTAACTGCTGTGGCGCGATCCCTAACCTTATGCTTAGCCTAGCAATGAGGTAGGTGAATGGGAGATCGCGCTTTAAGACAAAGGGTCTGAATCAAGCACCTCAACACTTTTAAGTGTTTCGATGAAATCCATACCGAAAGGCTTAACAGACTCACCTGATCTGCGAGTGACTTCCCATGCAAGCCAATAGACATCTGACTGCTTTTCTTCATCTCGAAAAGCCTTGTGGAAACCCTTTTTAGCGTATTGCTCGAATGCGTACTCCACAGCTGGAGTGATCTCGCCTTCTAATACGCTTCCATCTTGTCGAACGATCTTTAGTCTTGCCATGGTTAGCCCCTTTGTTAGTTGTTTAGAATGTGCCGGTTGTTGCTACTGTGATTGTGCCATTGACATTAAATGTCAAGCTTTGGACACTGAGATCAGCGACGCTGCCGTTGATGTCGGTCGTGTTGTTGATCAAGCAGGTCATTGTGTACAGAGGGTTTGTAGCAGATACTGCTGTTCCCTTTTCCTGTAGCAATACTACTGTGACAGATGTTCCCCACGCAGCTTGTAATGTTGCTAGAACATTCGCTGATGCTGTGTCATTTAGGAAATCAATAGTTACAGATGATGCTTCTAGACCCTTGACAAACTTGTGGCCTGAGTCACCCATAGCAGTTACTTCTAGTTCATCGAATGAACGATTGAGAGTTACTGCTGTTGCATGATCTGAAAGATCGACTGAATTGATCTTCACGCCGACCTTGTTGTTTAGAAATACAGCCATGAGATTATTCCTCGTCTTTCTTAGTAGGTGCTGGCTTTGATGGTGTTGGTGCTACCTGCCCGATCTTGATCAAGAAGGCTTCCAACTCTTTTTCGTAATCGGACATGATTATCCCCAACTCGTTAGTATGTTTACAGAAATCTCACAGCTGAGAAGGTCTCCCGAAGCAGCATTGAGAACACTAGGCGCGCTTACTGCGCTGACATTAGACTTCAAGGATGATGCAGCCAGTTTAGCGAATACGCTACAGGCGATGTCCTCGATGCCGTTAAGGTTGCCTTCATTGTCAAACAAGGGCACAGTCATGATTACCTTGAAGTTAGCAAGAGGGCTAATACTGATCTGGCTGTTATTGTTTGGAGTTAGGTAAGGATCATCCGGGCTGACAATAACTGAATTGGCTAGGACTGTGGCAGGTGGGAATGCAAAGACTTGATACTTGCTATCGTCTTGAAGAGCCTCAGCTAGTGTCGTTCTAAGTTGTGTGATAGCAACAGTCATTATCCCACCATCGAGCGAGGGTCTAGTGCGTGTGCGATCAATCCTCGCACCTTAGCGAGAAGCTGTGCGCTCATTCGGTAAGGGCTTGGCTGGAAATCGACAAGATTACTGCCTGAAAGGGTGGCGGTAGATGCTTGCCAGATCTCAACAGATATCATAAGAGCCGCTTGCTGGACTGCTGTATCAGTTGTCCAGTCTGTATAAGTTCTTGATGCAACAGAGCCGTAAGGAGCGATGGCGTGCTTAGGCTGTGCGGTTGTGTGATTAGTAGCCATAGTAATTGAATAATCGCCAACTACTGTAATCACTTTGCTGCCGTTGTAGGCAGATCCAGAATTAGAAATCGTTACAGTTTGACCGACATAGAATATTTCTGCCACAGGATCATTAAAGTAAAGAGTTCCTTCGCCCACAATGTTTTCATGAGCTACTGTGAAATAAGTAGGACTCCAAAGCATCGGCAGAAGGACTGCATCGGATGCATCACAAACAGATTGAAGGGTCGCGTCTGGATACAATGTACCGACTCCGAGAGTGCTACGGAGTTCTGCAACTGTTGTGAGCGACATCCTTTATCCTTTCTAAAGACTCTGAGGGGTAGAAGGGCTACTACCCCTCAGAGCGTACTTAGTGGGCTTGCTTATGCAGCGTTATTGAACTTGAACGCTCCACCAGCTGAAGGCACCTTAGTGGCGATTGCGCCATAACCATAGTAACCAACTTCAACCTTACCTGTACCAACCTTGTCAGCGCGAAGCTGTAGGCGTGGTGACTCGTACCATGTGAATGAATCGCGGTTTACAACTACGATTGATCCATCTGCTGAGCCGGTTAGTGAGTAATCAACATATAGGTCTAAACCTAGAAGTGATCCGCGAAGTGATTGTGAAACATTACCCGCAGCGTTTTGTGGCTGTGAGGCGATGAATAATGGGCGATTTTGTGAATCGACCATCCCCATAATATTGCTCCATTGTGTTGGTGAAACAATTACACCTGTTGCGAAACGAAGTGTCGCTGTGTAGATGCTGTCAGAAGCGCGAGCAATAAAGCCAGCCATTTCTGCGCCATCCCAAGGAAGTGTGATTGTTGTTGCATCTGCTGATGCACCTGTCTGAATTGCTGTGCGTACTGCAACATTTGTTGCCTTAGCGTAAGCATCTGCCATGAGGCTCTGCAATTCTGAGAAGAATGCAGGTGATGTGCGGTCAAGGACTTCAACATCGAATAGTTGCATTCCTGCATACTTAGCGACTGTTACATCTAGGTACTCAATTTCAACCTGAGTATCATCGAATGCACCCTTTTCAGCTGCTGCTGCAACTGTTGGAACTGTCTTAACGCGTGGGATCTGGAACTTCATTCCAGCATCTGGAAGTGCTCCAGTTGAGATCGCATCGATTGATGGACGACCTGCTGTTGACTTGTTGTTGATGATTTCAGTTAACTGACGAGTAGGAACAAGACCTGCTACCTCAGTTGTTGTTGTATCTGATGCAGCGGCTAAGTATTGACGAGCGTTCTCATCACCGAATTGCGCGCGAATTGAGTTTTCTAGAAAAGCCTCATTTGATAGATCAATGCGTGGCTTGGTGTAATACATAGCAGTAACAGTTGGACGAGCAGCTTCAACTGCTGCTGCCTCTACTGGTGCTGCAACTGTCTCTGGAGTGTTCTCCACAGCTGTCTCGCTTTCTGTTTGGGTTTCTTCAACAGGGATAACTTCCTCTGCTGCGATCTCTAATACCTGAGCAGACTTGAATGCTGGCTCTGTTACTAGAGAAACTTCTTTTAACTTAGCCGCTGTAACGACTGTGTGGCCATCGCGTGATGGCTTCGATGAGATGATTTCTGCTCCGATACTTAATCCGGAGACCAAGCCTTCGCTGGCCAT